ATGAGTAAGGACATGAACGACTACCGGCAGGGTGACACGATATACATCCTGCTGAAGAAGATCCAGGCGGAGAGCGTGATGGACGAATGGTTGGAGGGCAACTGGCAATGTGACCTGACGGTACACCGCAGCCAGAAGAACAAAGGTTGTGTGGTGCTGGAAACTACCGACCTGATGTTTGCGGCACGGATTATCCAGTGGCACACTTATGAGAGAGTAACATATAAACGCGAGAAACAATGAGCAGTAAGCATCGAATGATATGGCTGACGCCACCAGTTTACGGCAGCAAGGAAGAACGGATCGAGAGCCGAGGATATACTTGCGAATACTGTCATGGTCAGGGCGGTTTTTTAGGCGACCGGAGCAGCCCGAACGACAGCAAATGGAAAATCTGCCCCGTGTGTGAGGGCAGCGGCAAGATGGACGCCGAAGTGACCATCAAGTGGAAACCAAGTAAAACGGAAAAGAAATGATATATATTGGGATATTGACCGTAACAACGAATGTCTATGGTTCGCGCAGGACTTTACGCTTCGGCATTGTTCTTGACAAGAAGCGGAAAGGCATAGAGGATAAAATAAAAGAGACGTACCGCAAGAAGTTTGAGGAAAAGATGCAGGAAGTCGGTCTTCCAGCATCGGCTTGCAAATTGTCTTTTAGGTTTGAAACGACACTGCTTGCAGATATAGACCTTACATTTTTTGAAGATGAAGCAACTGTAAATCCAATAAACATCAATGAAAATGGAAATACTGACAAACATTAAAATGTGGCTTAGCGCAAAGCGCAAGGCCCATAGAGAAAGAAAGGCTGCACAGAAGGCTGCTGCCTTAGTGAGAGAGAGCGAAGCGATAGTTCAGGCTCGCGAGTTCAGCGGTGAGGTGTACGTGTGTTTCAACAACGTGCCTATACTGCCAGCCGACGGGCTGACCAGGGACGTGCCGACGACACTTGCCGTGGCGAGAGAGGCGTGGCTGAAATGGGAAGAAAAGGAGGCAGAGCATGAACCACGTCGATAACTACGGGAAGTTCTACAAGCTGATGAAGCTGCTTCCCGGCGCAGACAAGGAGACCTTGGTGCGTCAGTTTACCAACGAGAGAACCGAGCACTTGCGCCAGATGACCGACAAGGAGTATGAGCTTATGTGCAAGGAAATGGAGCGTGTGGCGGGCTACGACGAACGGCGTGCCGCTCTGCTGAAGGCGAAGCGCAAGGCGCGTAGTGGCGTGCTGCACCAGATGCAGCTGTGGGGTGTAAACACGGCAGACTGGAAAGCCGTGGACCGCTTCTGCGAGGACAAACGGATAGCGGGCAAGGCTTTCCGCTTCCTGGACAGCGTGGAACTGTCAGACCTGAACACGAAACTGCGTGCCATGAACCGCAAGAAGAAAGAAAACGAGTAATGAACCCATAAAAAGAAAAGACAATGGAAACAAAGAACGAGACAGTAGACCCCTTGAAGGGTATGACGAAGGAGCAGCGTGCCGAGCTGTTAGCACGTCTGCAGACCGAGGTAAAGAACGACCGCATGGCGAAGCGCGAGAGCTACGAGGCGCTGCGTGGGCAGTTTATGCATGACGTGCTGGGCAGAGTGGAGAACTTGGAGAGTGAGGTTTCGGGCTTCAAGAAATGGCTTGACGACGAGGTGACAGCTTTCACGAAACTCATGCGCGAGTATGGCGCTGTGAAGAACGAGAGCCAGCAGAGCTACACGATCACTGACGGGGACTTCAAGCTTGAGGTGAAGTTTAACAAGGTGAAGGGTTTTGACGAGCGTGCAGACCTCGCCGCCGAGCGCCTGGTGGACTATCTGAAACGCTACATGGAGGCGAGCGAGAAGGGTGTGGAGGACCCGATGTACCAGATGGCGATGACGCTTCTGGAACGCAACAAGACGGGCGACCTGGACTACAAGAGCATCTCGAAGCTTTATGAGCTGGAAGACCGCTTTGACGAGGAGTATGCAGAAATCATGCGTCTGTTCAAGGAAGCCAATGTGGTGCAGGCCACGGCGACGAACTACTACTTCTCTAAGCGCAATCCGGAGAACGGTGTGTGGAGCCGCATAGAGCCGAGCTTCTGCAGGTTGTGATGATGTGCTGGGCCTTGCTGGGCCTTTCTGAGCCTTTGGAGGGCGCAAGATGAATAAAGCCACCTAAATATGAGCGATTTAGGTGGCTTTTTGCTTGCGGTTTAAGGGAAAGAGTTTATTTTTGCAGACTATGAAAAAAGGAAGGAATAAAGAGCTGATAAAGCTGAGGGACGAGGCTCTGTACCGCCGTTACTATTACTGGACGGAGGTGCAGCGCCTACGTTTTGATGATGCCCTTAAGCTTCTTTCAGAACGTGAGTTCTTTATTTCGGAAGAGCGCATCATGAGCATCATCAGACGCAAATGCAGGGAGGGCGGTACGGTAAACGTGAAGCCGTTGCCGAAGGTGAAAGTTCCTCGGCTTACCGCGAGCCAGCTGGAGCTATTCCCGACGCTGTGAGAGAAGAGCAGACTCGTCGTGTATGGTGAACGAAAAGATGTACTCATAGACCTTTATGCCACCGGGCATAGAATAGAAACGCGACTTGGTGCGTATCATCGGTGACATATATCCGAATGGGCGGAAACACTGCAATGCGGTGTAGAGGCTGTTTGCCATTTGCAAACGCTCTGCCACCTTTGACTCGGTTCCCGATCCGTAGTGCGTGTCGTCATAGCAATCGACGGCGAGACGTACAGAGAACTGCACCTGCCCCTTCTGGGCTCCCATGCCGACATTAGTCCAATCGGCTTCGAGATTGCCGATGAGGACGCACGGAAAGGTGACTGGGTAGGCATCTTCCTCAATGCCTGCCTCCAACTGACCACAGTCTTCGTCAACGAGTGAGAGACCGGTCATTTTGTTAGTGATGAGTTCGATAATGAGTTTGAACAATTCTTCCATAATGATTTTATTTTTCTGAGTTTAATATCTTGATAATTTCCTGTTTTGTGCGTTCGTGTATCATGTCCTGCAGCTCTCGGCTATCTCCGAGGAACTGTCGCTGTGGGATATGTACGGAGAGTTTCTTCTTTTTTGTGAGAGCGAGGGCACGCCACTTCTGTGCGCGTGGATTTGCAGCAGCCTCGTCGGTACGCTTCTTTTTGCTTTTCTTGGAGGCGTTTCGCTTGATGCCTGCCTCGCGATAGAACATGGCCCATGCGAAGCGTCGCATCTTAGGCGTGACAGAAGGGTGCAGCGTCCCTCCCCAGTTGTGTATGGGAGCGTAGAGCAGGTCGTTTGCCACCTTGACGCGATAGTCTGACGGCGTGTACTTTATGGACGCGAACAGATGGTTGCGTGAGGAAAGGAGCGGCCCATAGCGCGATGCTGCCGCCTTGCCTCCTGCGAGCTGCCGTTGGGTGGTCTGCCAATGGTGCACCCCACCATTGACAAAGGCACTGATGCGGAAACTATTCTGAAAGAAGTCCTTTGCCATGCGTCCTGCAATGACGGGTAGGCGCCTTCGCATAAGATGGTCGATTTGTTTGCTATGCGATTTTAGTTGTTTTGAGAAATCCTTTAGTTCCATACCATTGGGAATAAGACGTAAAACATGAGTGCTGCGATGATGCCGCCGAGAACGGTGCAGAGCCAGTCAGTCCAGTCCCAGAGGTTGCCGTATAGGCGGTCTTTTAGCTCAAGGCACGATGCAGCTACGGCTGCGGCATATATGGCAGCATAGAAAGAACCGGCAAGTGTGGCGACGATGAAGCCGCCGATGAAGTGCTTGTATCGGTTAGACGCTGCGAAAAAAGAAAAAATTTTGTTCATAACGTTTGTTTATTAAATTATTATTGTTATCTTTGCGGCAAAGGTGATAATAACGATGATGGCAGCAGGTAGCCGAGCGGTCTTCGGAGCGCATATCGTAGGTTCGATTCCTACCGTTATTATCACCTTATTTTTATATATTTATCTTCATCCAAATTATATTGTTGTGTTACACCTGCTGTGATGAATGCGTTTGCCGTGAATTTTGTACCATTGGCTTTTATTTTATAGTTTGGCTCAACCACGAACTTTTGCACCTTGCCGTTCTGATTTGTGGCAAAGATGATGTTTGCCTTCTCCGTGTCGAAGTACATGCTGCATGATGCTATGTTTTCGACAAAGAACTTCAACTCGTCAGGACTTACCGATTTTCCGTTATTCTTCTTGAAATCTCGCAAGGCATGAAGTATTCTTTGGTCAGAAAGGAAAATGTCCCTTGACACCAACTCAACCCCCTGCTGCTTGATTTTTGCGACTTCACGATCACTGAACGAATAGAAGCTACAAGCCGTTTTTCTGGCTATCATATCCTTTGCGACATTATCGACAAGCGCCTTTGCCGTGGCGACTCCAGGCTGCTGTATGGCACGATTTATCTTGCTACAGTTGTAGCAATGTTTCTCCTCATTCCGAAAGACCTTCATCAATCTATTTTTCATGCCCTTGTTGAAAGGACACGAGCTGCAGGATTTGGGGAAGTACGGATGCGACTGTGAGAACGTGGCCTTGTCGGTGCCAGGATTGGAATCGAGTCCGGGCTGCGGGTTGCTTGCCTTGTCAGAAGAAGGCGCAGCAGTGCATGGTTCGTCGGTGGATGTAAGCGAGCACTTGCAGTTCCATCGGTCGCCCGGTCGGTGTTCGTTCCAGAACGGGTCGTTGATGGGTCGGACCGTGTTCCAAAAGAGCTGATGGTCGGCGCCCGGATTGGGCGATGTGGATGGCATCCATTTGAGGTTGGGCAGTACGTCTGCCTCCCGTAGGAACTGTTGCCAGTCGGCTGCCTGGTGTGCCCGAATAACCGCCGTGTCGTATTCGGTGCGCAGCCATGCCCCACACTGATGCGAGGCGATGGGCAGAACATCGTTTGCCCACTGATTGAACGGCTTTAAATCGCCGTTTGAATCGATGAGAAGTCTTGCCATATCAGATTGCATACGGTGGACCTTGAAGGCAGAGAAGACCTCGTTGGAATGGCGTAGCGCCTGACGGAAGTCGTCATCCAGGTCGGGCACATCGGCTGCAGCCATGCCCTGGGCTGTAGCCTGATTGAAACTGCGTAGGATGGCACGGAACAGTTCGGGCGAAAGGTCGGTGGGAGACTGCGCCTTGCCCCGACGGTAGATGTCGTGGAGAATCTGCGCGATGAAGTCGTCTGAGAATTCCATGGACGCAGCCACATCATCGGCCTTGGCCTGGTAGAGATTGTTGACTACCACTCTAAATCCGCCCCGCCCGGTTGCGGGGCTTTTGCGAAAAAAGAGCGCAGCCAGTTTTTGAAAGACTTTTTTTGTTTGGGCGACGGTTCGGAGTTCTTTTTGTCGTCGCTGTTTTCGGGTTCGTCATCATCATCGGCAGGGAGCTGCTGATTGGCAATGGAGGCAAGCGCCTCCTTTTTTTGTTGCTGTTCGGCTTTCAGTTTGTCGTAATCGGCAGGTTTTTCGACACCGAACTCCTCATAGAGATAGTCGTCGGAGACAGGCAGCTGAAAGTTGGTGCGCAGCTGCGTGAGTATGTTCATCTTTGTGGAAGGGTCGATGTCCTTCTGCTCGGGGAAACAGAACTCTCCGCCAAAGGTATTGATGCCCATGCGCTGGAATATGTCCGTCATGTCATAATTGAGCACATCGAGGATATATCGTCTGTCGGCCTGCGCCACTCGGTCCTCCACCTTCTTATGTACCGTGCCGAGCGCCTGCGTTCCGTTTTCTGAGGACTCGGTGGTGAGCGTGTTCCCGAGTATGAGCTTTGAAATCTCGTTGTTGCAGCGCTCGCAGAATCTCTCGTAGACATCTGCCGACCCCGTCTTGTTGCCCGCCTCAACGAGGTTTAGCGTGGTGTCCTTGCCATGCACGAAAACTGCGAGCGAGCCGGCATTGTATGCATCGTCGATGGCTCGCTGTCGTGAGTCTTCGTCATCGGTCTCGTAAGTGTACTCCTGAATGGGCATGCCAAAGACCTCGGAGAACTGTGACCAGTCGCCCGTGGTGTTGCGCTTGTATATGACCCATGGTGCAGCCTTGGCGAGGAGTCCGAGGTCAGAAGGCGATCCGATGAAAAGCAGGTCGGGGTATTCGTCCCATGAGGTGCCGGTGATGTCGGTCTGGTGTCGCAGTATGAGTCGGCGCACAGGGTCGGCGTGCTTTCTTGGGATGAGGTCGTAATCGACCCATTCGCCCTGGCGATAGAACTGGCAGAGGGAAAAGCCCCACATCTTGGCATCTATAATGTCGGTGACGAGTCGTGAGAACCATGGTGACTTAATCTGCTCGTTGACCGCCTCGTCGGGCTTGCCGTCTCTCCAGAACTCGATGTCGGCACAGAGTACTGCATTGCGTCGCTTCTCGATGACGCACGAGAGGTGTGTGTCCATGAGTATGTCAGAGTAAAGGTCATAGAGTTTGTATCGTCGCGAGAAATCGACATCCTCTGCCGCCCGGACAGCCGAAGTGAAGTCTGCGATGTCGATTCCGAAGCGCTTTGGCTGCGTGAGCACAATGACATTGGGGCGCTGCTGTCCCTGCTGGGGAATGTTTCCGCCAATGGTGATTTTGCCCTTTGGGGCTTTGCTATACTTTCGTTTTGTCATAATCAAAATTTTTAATTGTCAGTTACCAGTGATTGACCCGTTTGGGGTTGCTTTTCAAGCGGAATGGCGCATGTGCTGCACGCACCTCCTCGGGCAGGAGCGGTGCCCCCTCGATGGAGATGTCCTCTGCAGCGACCGCCTTCATCCACTCGACTGCCCGGTCGTAGCGGTCCTTGCGCAGCTGCGAAAGCTTCTGCGGGTTGTGAATACAGAAGATGTGGTATACGGCGATGTCTATGACCATCATGAGTACGAGCTGGAGTCGGTCGGACCCAGTGGCCGCGAAAATACGGTCGCAGTCGTATCGTTTGGAGAGATAGCACCTCATTTCGGCGATGGCGCGATCCTCACAAATCTCGATGACCGATTCGTCGGCTCTGGTGAGCGCATCGAGAATCTCTCGGTGAATGGAGGCATCGTAGTCGGAAAGTTGTACGAATTGGCTCATATATACATTGTTTAGAATTTATAATCTTCGTTTGTTGCGTGTGCGTATGTCGGCACGCGAGCGTGTGACCGGTGGTTCGGCCCTGTGCTGAATTTCGTCGATGATGCGATTGCCGCCCTCTACGGCATCAGGACCGTCGGCCGGATAGCGTAGGGAGAGGGTGAAGAGCGTGAACTGGTCGAGGAGTTCCTTCATGTGTGGATTGTCGCGTTCCGCCTCGTTGAGTATGAGATTACCGGCACGGTTCATGGGCTCCAGATTGGCCTCGATGCGTGTTGCCTTGTCGGTTTTCTTCTCCTCGTCTCCTCGTATGTAGAGCTGTACGCCCTGCTCGCGTCGCACCTTGGCGACGAGCGGCTTAAATACCTGCTGAAAGAACGGGTCCTGAAGTTTGTTGTTCTCCATGTAGCAATAGACTGGAGCACGACCTCCGACAAATGCGAGCAGCTGCACATACCAGTCGATGAACTCGGCATTGAGCGCCTGAGCCAAAAACGTCTTTATGACGTACAGCTTGCCGGAGAGCTTGCCGAGGAGTGAGACCGTCTTGAACGACTTGCCTTTTTTGCCCTTGCCTTCGCCCGGAGCGGGGTCGCCGTAAGCCACGAGGAACTTGAACTTGGAGAGCGGCGGCACCTTTCCGAAAGCCATTTCGGAGAATATCTCGCCCTCTGAGATGGGGTTGTTGAAGTACTCGCCCTGTGCTGATTTCTTGGAAATCTTGGCGAGAACACGGTCGATGTGCTCCTCTGAGTTTTTCTCGGGCCATGTGGAGTGTCCGTCCTTGTCGCGGATATTAACGATGTCCCAATGGTCGGCCATTGCTCCTGCGCGTACGACACAGCAGTCCTTGGCGATGATGTTGCCGCAGAATAACACCAGTGTAGGCTCAGAGACAGAGCGCGTTGGGTAAAGCGCCTTCTCCCACCAGTCCCATCGTTTCTGTATGATGTCGGGATTGAGCGTGTCCTGGTCTGTGTCGAAGTCATCGACAATCAATACATCCGGGCGTACGGCATCCTTTCTGGAGCCACGTGGCGACTGTCCAGCACCGAGTGCCCGGAATGCCACGCCCTGCTTGGTGATGAACTCGTCCTCCGTCCATGAGCCGAGCGACTGCTGCTTTCCGTAGTAGGCGATGATGCGCCCGTTGGCCTCGAGGTTGGCCCGGAACGGGTCGAGCAGGCGGACGGCATTGTCGAAAGAATTGGATGTGAGTATGACATTTCGTTTAATCCCGGTGAGTGTGAGGTACATGATGCAGAACATGGCACAAGTGGACTTGGCGAGCTCTCGGCTCCATGAGATTACCTCGAACCACTCGGGATTGGAGAGAATGCGTCGTATGGCCCTTTTCTGAAAAGGTGCGAACTCATACTGTGCGAAGTTCGGGAAAAAGAATTTTATCCATTCGAGCGGGCGTGCTTCAAGCCATGCACGGTGCTTCTGTATTTCGGCCTGTGACATGGATCGATCGACTGGCGTTGCGCGCGCGATGTTGTCCTTGAACTTTTCCCAGTTCTGTAGTGCTATACGGTCAGTCTGTTTCATACGCTGTTAGAGTTTGTCCTTGATGTAAGCGTCGAAAAGCGAGGTTAGCTCCTTTGCCTTGTCGAGGTCAGACGGTCGCATCCACTCAATGACATCAGTGAGCACAGCGATGCGGTCGGCGATGCCCACCTCTTGCTCCATGTTTCGTATTGCCGATGTGAGCTTCACGATAGTGTCAGCCTGCTTAGCATCAGGGTATCGTTGCCCCTCTGGTTTGAGCTGTATTGCGTTGTTGACTTCGGCTACTTGACGATAGAGGCTTTGTACCTGCTCACGTCGTGTGAGCGTGAGTCCGACCTTCTGTTCCTCCCATTTGCCGCCGCGGCACCAGTTTGAGACTGTGACGCGTGACACTCCCACACGGTCGGCAATCTCCTGCTGTGTGAGGTTTTCTCGGAGATAAAGCGTGCGAGCCCACTCTTTTTTCTGTGTATTGGTTAAATCTGCCATTGAAAAATCTGTTTATAATGTGAATAAATGCAGTGCAAAATTACCGTGAAAAGGAGTGAATCCGAGCGAGTGAAAAGCATGATGACAAGTTGCGGCGTTATGATGCCGGCATAACGTTTCATGATAAAACAGGGGGTATGGAATGAGGTTGGAAAGCCATTAACTTTGCAACCGCAACATGGGCAAACTGCCCGACAAAGAAGGAGACAATGAGCAAATATTTCAATATCAAGAAAGCGGCGAGCGTGAGCACCATCTACATGTATGGCGACATCGGCTACGAGGTAGCGAGCGGGCAGATAGCCGCCGAGCTGGCAGCCTGCGCCGAGGAGAGTGAGCGTATAGACATCCGCATCAACTCGAACGGCGGAGACGTGTTCAGCGGTATAGCCATCTACAACGCCATCCGCCAGAGCAATGCAGACATACGTCTTTATGTGGACGGTGTGGCGGCGAGCATGGCGAGCGTGATAGCGCTGTGCGGCAAGCCAGTGGAGATGAGCCGGTATGCGCGTCTGATGCTTCACAGCGTGAGCGGCGGCTGCTACGGCAACAAGCAAGAGATGGCGAAGTGCATCGCGGAGATAGAGAGCCTGGAGGACAGTCTGGGCGAGATGTACGCCCAACGCATGGGCATGAGCAAAGAAGAAGTGAAAGCCCAATACTTTGACGGGACAGACCACTGGCTGACGGCGCAGGAGGCCCTGCAGATGGGTCTGATAGACGGCATTTATGATGCGGACCCCGTGGCTGAGGACAGCACTCCAGAGGAGATATACACGACATTCAACAACCGGCTCAGGAACGAGCCACAAAAAGCGAACGATATGACATTAGAAGAACTGAAGAAACAGGTGCAGTTTAAGGACTGCAAGAGTGATGAAGAAGTGGTGGCGAGGGCTCAGCACTATGCGACCCTTGCCGGCAAGGCACAGACCTTGGAGGACGAGAACAAAGAGCTGAAGAAGAAGCTGAAGGGCTTTGAGGACAAAGCCGAGGCAGACGCAGAGGCTGAGCGCAAGGAACTGTTGGACGCAGCTGAGCAGGACGGCCGCATCAACGCTGAAAGCCGCCCGACCTTCGAGAACATTCTGAAGGGAAACATGGCCGAGGGCAAGAAGGTGCTTTCCGCGCTGACCCCTAAGCGCAAGGTGATGAACGACCTGCACGTGCAGCCCGGCGTGAGCGACGGACCATGGGAGCAGCGCCAGAAGCAGATCAGAGAAGCGCGCATGAAGCGCCAGTTCCAGTAAAGGACGAGAGACAGAAGAACCATAAAAAGGAAAACAAATGGCAATAGTAGTAAAGAACACGAACTACAACGGCGAGGTGCTGGAGCGCATCCTGACCGTTGCGACCACGGGCAACGAGCTTGTGGACAAGGGACTCATCATGGTGATTCCCGGTGTGGAAAAGAAAATCAGCGTGCCACGCCTAAAGGCGGGCAAGATGCTGCAGAAGCGCAAGGAAGACCCTCAGAAGAGCGATGCCCAGGGCGACTTCAATTACAGCGAGCAGACCTTGGAGCCCCACGACTTCATGGCGTTCACGGTGTTTAACCCACGAGCTTTTGAGCAGATATGGAGAAAGTGGCAGCCTAAGGGCAACCTGGTGTTTGCGGAACTTCCTCCCGAGGCCCAGAACGCTCTTCTGGAGGCGCTGTCGAAGCAGGTGCAGTTTGAGCTTGGCAACCTGTTTGTGAACGGCGAGTATGTGAGCGGCGGCACCGACGACCAGCTGATGGACGGCATATTGACGCAAGCAGCCAAGGCAAGCGACGTAATTGTGGTGAACCCTGAGGGCCCCACCTCGATGATAGACCGCTTGTATGCTGTGCGCAACGCCATCCCCAAGGCGATGCGCGAGAACCCGAACCTGCGCATTCTGATGAGCGTTGACGACTTTGACCAGTACGACAAGGAACTGACAGAGCGCGAGCACAAGAACTCTAACGAGAGCGAGGTGAACAGCAAGCGCTTCAAGGGCATCGCCATCGAGACAGTGGCTGCCTGGCCTGACTCGCTCATCATGGCGACGCTGTGCTCGCCCGATGCGGACGGCAACTTCTTCGCTGCGGTGAACCTTCAGGACGACGAGAACGTGATCCAGATAGACAAGCTGAGCAACCCATCGGAGCTGTACTTCTTCAAGCTGCTGATAAAGGCCGACACGAACGTTGGCTTCGGTGAGGAGATTGTGGTGATGGACTGGAGAAAGACCAAGAAGTTCAATTACGTGCCCGAGGGATAGAAACTGGGAACGGCGGAGTGCGTGGAACCGCCTCCGCCCAGGTAACAAATACAACTAAAATATAAAAAAGATTATGGCAGAGAAAAAGACAGTGAGTGTGAAGGTCGTGGCAAAGTTTCGCGACAAGGAAGACCTGAGCGTGGTGCACGAGGCAGGCGAGGTGCTTGAATTTGAGCTGGATCGTGCCCATGACGTTGTGGACCGCGGTCTGGCAGAGTATGCTGACCCCATCGGCTAGGCTATGGCAAGGATGAAATATCTGGTGCTGCACTGCACAGCCACGCCAGAAGGCCGTGAGGTAAGCTCTAAAGAGATACGCCACTGGCACACTGACCCGGTGAAGAAGGGCGGCAGGGGCTGGAAGCAGGTGGGTTACACCGACTTGTTCCATCTGGACGGAACAGTGGAGCGCCTGGTGAAGAACAACGAGGATGCGGAGGTGGACCCCTGGGAGGTGACGAACGGTGCTGCGGGCTATAACTCGGTGAGCCGCCATGTGGTGTATGCCGGCGGTCTGGCAAAGGACGGCAAGACGGCCAAGGACACGCGCACGGCGGCACAGCTGAAGGCTATGACTGACTACGTGAGGAACTTTCATGAAAGGTTCCCACAGATCAAGATTGTGGGTCACCGTGACCTGCCAGGCGTGACTAAAGCCTGCCCGAGTTTTGACGTGAAGGCATGGTTAGAGAGCATCGGCATCAGGCAGTAAGGAGAGTGTGAAAACAGAGTAAATAACGAATAAAGAGAAAACAAGGATGGCGGACACAGTAATCATGCAAATCCTGCAGTGGGCTATACCCTCGGGCGGCATAGGTGCCGCCATCGCTTGGGTTGCGAACCGCAAGGTGAAGGAGGCCGAGACGGCGAAGAGCGTGCATGACACCTACAAGGTGATGTACGAAGACGTATCGACTCTGCTTGTTGAAACGCAGAAGAAATATGAAGAGACGACAAAGATCACTGAGAAACTGGTGGCTGAGAACAACCTCACGCGACGTGCTGTCAACCGTCTGTCGCGTGCCATTGAGGCTATTCAGCTATGTCCTCACAGGGCTGCTTGTCCTGTCAGCAGCGAGCTGCAGCTCGACGAGACAGACGGTGAGGTCGGAAAACAAAGTGTCGGCAAGCGCAGTGCGAAAGGACAGCGCAAGCGCCGCGACGAGCGTGATGAAGGCGTGGTGGACGGCACCGGTGAAGGCGGACACGGCATTGCTGGAGATAGCGCTTGACTCCGGTCTGTGGCGACTGCCTGAAGGAGCGAGCTATGCTGCGAGCTCGGGCCGTGCGCACGTGAAGGCGAGTGTGAAGCAGAACACGGGCGGCAAGCCTCCTACCCTGGTGATAGAGAGCGGCTGCGACAGTTTGGCGCGCCTGTGTGCGTATTATGAGGCGGAGAACGAGCGCCTGAGCGTGAAGAACGCTCATCTTCAGGACAGTGCTCAAACGGCGGTTGAAGAACGTTCGAAAGAGCGAGGGCTGTGGTGGGTGGACTGGTGTGTATTTATTGCAGGCGGAATAGTCTGCACGGTAATAACAATTTTAACAATGAAGATTTATGAACGATTTTATGTACGGCCTGGCGGTCGTTAAGGTAGGCGAAAAAAAGCTTGGCTACATCGAGGAAAACAGCTTCAAGCTGAACGGTGCGAAGGGCGAGGTGACGAAGATCAACGCTGCCCAGAAGCATGGCGGCCCTGTGCTTGTGATTCCGAAGTCGAACGGCACGATAGCTCCGAGCTTTGACTTGATCCAGATGGACTACGAGAACATGGCAGCTCTGATGGGCGGTGTGGTGAAGAAGACGGCGGAGAAAGCGACAGGCTGGGAAGCTCCATCGGACCTGGTGCAGATAACGAGTCCACTGACGATACAGACGGACTCGTCGCACGAGATAAACATCCGGAAGGCTTTCATCTCGGCATACATTGACGGCGACCTGAACTTGGACAGTGTGTCGAAGGTTAAGGTTAAGGTTGAGGTGATGATTCCGGACGACGGTAGCAAGCCTTACAGCATTGATGATGTGGCTGGATAGATAAACACCGAGAGCGATGAAGGACAGCCATATTGAGAAGGAGGCAGCGGAGGCACTTTTGGACGTGGGTGTCTCCGTTCCTTTTAAGGAGTTGCGTCTGCCGTGGCGCAAGGAGGCGATACGTCTGCGGTTCAGGATGGGCCGTCCGCGTCTTGGCGGTCAGATACGCATAGCTCGTCTGTTTGCCGGCATGAACGTGACTCACGCGGAGCTGGAGGCGATGACAGAGTCAGAGCGTCTGGCTTGGCTTGGTGAGCACGGTCGCACTGTGAGCCGGATTGTTGCTCTGACGATATGCAGGGGGAAGTGGAGCGGGCTGCTGCTGACGGGCGTGGTGGCTTGGTTGCTGCGCTGGTGGGTGGATGACGTTTGGCTTGAGGCTGCTTTCCGACGCTGGACGCTTCTGCTGGGTACTCGGGGTTTCGAGAGTATTATCGCATTGTCGGCGGCGACGAATCCGCTGAAGCCGACGATAGCGAGCCATTAAAGGAAGGGGAGTTAAGAACTAAGTATGAGTGTTCACATAGCCTCTTCGGTATGCTTTGGCAGGTGGCTCAGGCGACAGGCTGGAGCGTGGACTATATGCTGTGGGGTGTGAACTGGGAGACTCTGGTGCTGATGCTTGCCGATGCCCCGCGGTATGTGAAGGTGAAGGGCAAGGAAGATTCTGGGCCGTCGCGTAAAGTGAAAGGGAAGCGGACCGCTCAGGAGATCCTGGAGTGTTTTCAAACAAGACTGAAGAAATGACATGAAAGCTGTAGAAGTAGAATTATTGATGAAAGGAAACCTTAGCCAGGGCATGTTGGATGCCCAGACTAAGGCTAATTTGCTTGATGAGTCCTTGAAACGAGTCGGCATGACCATTGGCGGTGTGTTCACGGCACAGAAGGCTGTGGAATTTGTGAAAACAATGATCGATGTGCGCCAGGAAGTGGAAAACCTCATCATCTCGTTTGAAACATTGTTAGGCAGCAAGGACAAAGCCACACAGTTCTTCAGCGAATTGAGTGAATATGCCGTGAACACACCGCTTATGCTTAATGATCTTGCAGGAGGAGCGCAGACTATGCTCGCATTCAATATCGAAGCGGAGAAAGTCATACCAACCCTAAAGCAGATTGGTGACATCTCCATGGGCGACCGTGACCGCTTCAACTCGCTTGTACTTGCATTTTCGCAAATGTCGGCTACAGGCAAACTGATGGGACAGGATTTGCTCCAGATGATAAATGCCGGTTTCAATCCACTCGCTACCATATCGGAAAAAACAGGCAAAAGCATAGGGCAACTCAAAGACGAAATGTCCGCAGGTGCTATCAGTTCTGAAATGGTGGCACAGGCATTTGCAGACGCAACCGCAGAGGGTGGCAAATTTCATGGTATGCTGGATAAGCAAAGCAAAGGTTTGAAGGGACAAATCTCAAATTTGGAAGGTGCTATTGACAACATGTTCAATGCCATGGGCGAAAAGAGTGAGGGTATTTTAACTGGTAGCGTTGAAGTGGCTTCAGAACTTGTAAAGAACTATGAAGCGGTAGGAAAAGCCCTTATGTCGCTTGTTGCGGTATATGGCAGTTATAAAACAGCTTTGATTGCAACACTGGCAGTACAGAAGGCTGCTTCTTTTGTTGAAAACATTCGCCTTGTGGCTATGTTCCGTAAAGAATTGGGACTTGCAACAGCTGCACAGCAAGCCTTCAATATAACAGCAAATGCCAATCCTTATGTGTTACTTGCAACTGTTATTTTGTCTGCTGCCGCTGCGCTGGCTATATATTCAAAGAATTGCTCTGCAGCAGCTGACGAGGCTCAACGTGCGGCTGACCGTGAGAAAGAACAGACAGATGCAATCAATGACAAAAAAGAAGCGATTGAAAAATGTATAAGCACCATAACAGATGAAAATCTAGCGGAACTAGACAGACTAGAAGCTCTAGAAAAGCTAAAGAAATTGATGCCGTCAGTATTTGAGAAATACAAGACCGAAAAGGAACTTATCGACAAACTGACGGAGGCACGCCGAGAATATAACGAGGAACTTCGTGAGGAACGTAATCTTAAAGGCGAAGGTAATTTGAAGGCAGACCAACAACGAGTGGCGGATCTGAAGAAATATTTGAAATTGCGCAAGCAGTACTACGAAACCGGTCGCTTGAATATGTCAGATTCTGATTATAATCTCTATCAGAACCTTGACAAGAAATATAATAAAGAAGTGAGGAACGTGCGTGGTACGTTTCAGACATTCAACTCCGCTATAGAATCGTTGATTAAAGCTTCAGAGGGTACGGTGTGGAAAGATGTGCAGCAAGTGCGAACAGATAACCATAACAAGTTTATGGCAAAGTTGAATAGTATGAACGCAGAGACCGCTCAAAAGACTATCAACTTCTACAAAAATTGTATCTCCTCTGCAAACAAGCAAGGAAAGAAACTTGTACAACTTCCAGGAGAGAGTGTTGCAACTAGTGTAGACGAATTGCAAAACCGCATCAAATCGGCCACTGCTCGTATGAAAAGCATACACGAGAATGCCTCTAAAGACTTCATGAAAGATGCAAAAACTGCATGGACTAATGCACAGAATGAAGTAAATAAAGTCATAAAGAATCGCAACAATCGTTCCCTTTATCCTGATGCAGCGTCCTATCTTGCAGCATTACGCAAGGCACGCGATGAAGAAAAGAAGGCAAAGGCAAACTATGAGGCTGCAGGTGGTGACACATCAAAGAAAACAAAAAAGACAAAGAACACTGGTCTTACACCTCAGGAGAAAGCTAATATAAAGGCTGCAGAGCAAGAAGAGAAAGGGCGTCAGGTAGAAGCGGCACAACGTAAACAAGAAGCGTCAGAAAAGCAAACCGCATTTGATTTGAAACAAGCGGAGATTGACGGCTTGCAAGAGGGTTTTGACAAGGAACTTGAAACGATAAATCTCAATTACGATAAACTTATCGAAGCGAACCGTTTGCGCCAGCAAGAATGGGTAGATGAACTTCAGAATATATCAGACCTCTCATTTGAACAGGCTCATCCTAACTGGAAGAAGCAAGGGTTGAAGCGTCCAACTGTTACTATGGATGATTTGAGTGCTGACCAAAAAAACTATCTGAAACAATATACTGAAGCCGCAAACGCATACAAGCAAAATTCCGAAGCAAAGCTCTATCAGAATTTGCTCGCCAAGTACCAAGACTACGAGGAGCAGCGCAAGAGCATCAGCGAGAAGTTTGCTAAGGATCGTGCTCATATAGAGAAGGCTGTGGACGCAGAGGGGCATCCTATAGGCGAGGATGTGAAGGAGCGTGCGTTGGCAGAGCTGTCGAAGCAGGAGCGTGCTGCGCTGAAGTCTGTGGACGATGCTCAGCTGACGGAGCTTGGCAAGGAGAACAAGGTGCTTGTGGACTTGTTTGCTGACACTTCGGAGAAGAGTGTGGCTGAGGTTCAGAAGATAATAGACCGTATAAAGTTGCTGATGGACTATCTGCGTGGGACGAAGGACGCTGAGGGCACGGCTGTGATAAAGGACGGGAACGGAAGGACGGAGCGGAGGATCACGCAGAAGGATATGGCGGGGCTTGGTTTTTCGCCGGCTGAGCTGAAGGCCCTGGAGAAGAGTCCTGAGAAGCTGAAGGCTCTGACGGAGCAGTATGAGAAGCTGAAGAAGGAGGTGCTCGGTAAGAATCCGTTTAGGGCTCTGGCTGATGCGGTTGGGGAGCTGTTCAAGCACGGCGAGGACGGTGAGGAGAAGGGGCTTGAGGCCAAGCTGAAGCGCCTTGGTGAGTCTGCTGCGGCTTCTGCAGAGATGGTGTGCGACCTGGCCGGGAGGTTGAGCGAGATGTTTGAGGCGGCGGGTAACGATGGCATGGCTGAGGCGATGGATGCTGTGCAGGGTGTGATGACGAGTGTGAGCAATATAGGCCGTGGCTTTGCTGAGGGCGGCGTCGTTGGCGGCATAGCTGCTGCCGCGGGCGAGGCTATCGGCTGGGTGACCAAGGCTTTTCAGGCGAGTGCGCGTCATAAGGCTGCTTTGGAGAAGATCATGGAGGAGGTGACGGCTCAGCAGCGTGAGTATAACCTGCTGCTGATGGAGCAGAACCTGGAGCTGGAGAAGGCTCAGACGATATTCGGCACGGACACTTATGGGAAGGCTGCGAACGCTGTGAGGGTGATGAAGGATGCCTACGCTGGCCTGAAGGCGGAGATTGCGGGCACGGCTGAGCAGCAGAAGAAGTTCGGATACCTTGATACTGGGAATGCCTTCTGGAACAAGATTATGAACAAGGGCTACTCGGAGCTGAAGGATGCGTACTCGGGTCTGGCAGACATTGAGATAAAGACGGGCCATAAGAAGACGGGTCTGTTCGGCTGGGGCAAGGGCAAGGATACGTACAGCAGCATTCTGGATGTTTATCCGGAGCTGATAGACAGTGCGGGGAACTTTAACCGTGAGCTGGCTGAGAGCATCATGAACAGCCGTGAGTTTGCGAAGAATGACAAGGAGGCGCTGCAGTATATCATAGACCTATATGACCAGGCAGAGGAGGCTTGGAAGTCTGTGAAGGACTACTTTGAGGGTGTGTTCGGCGACCTTGGGCAGACGCTGACGGATGCGCTGGTGGACGCCTTCAAGAACGGTACAGATGCGGGCAAGGCTTTTGTGGACTCTCTGACGGGTATGCTGGAGAAGCTGGCGGAGCAGATGATATACACGGTGACGATAGCCCCACTGCTGGAGAAGGCTCAGAAGGAGATGCTGGACGTGATGAAGCGCGAGGACCTGACTGACGAGGAGAAGTTTGGCAACTATGTGCGGATTCTGGACGAGATGACGGACAATGCGCTGAGCCAGCAGGGAACCTTCAACGCGCTTCTGGAGAAGTATCGCCAGCTGGCGAAGGATAAGGGCCTGGACTTGTGGCAGGGTGACAGCACGACGCAGACGGGAAAGAGCGGTGCATACACGACGGCCTCGCAGGAGAGCATAACGAAGCTGGAGGGTCTGTACACGGCGATGCTGGTGCACGAGACGAACATAGACACGAACGTGGAGAATGTGGCGGGGAGCATGCAGACGGCTCTGGTGCACCTGAAACGTATAGATGCGAACACGGGCGAGTGCAGCGAGACGCTGAAACTGATGCGCAAGGACATGCGTGACATGAAGGATGACCTGACAACGCTACGTAGGGACGGCATTAAAACAAGGTAAGAAAAAGGAGGAAAGAGCATGGAGATAACGAAAGGTCTGCTGTACATAAACGGCAAGGACGCAGCCCAGGAATGGGGCGTGTTCCTGACGGAGAAGAAGGAGGGTGAATGGACAAACTATGAGGCTCTGCTGAAGCCGAGCACGACAAAGGAGCTGACGGTGGTGGACAACCCTGACGCTGACGGGGAGGAGCTGCCGGAAGAAATAGAGCTGCACCTTCAGGCGCGTGACGTGGAGCTGTACTTCTGCCTATGGGCCGAGTCGGCGCAGGCGTACTTCGTGAACTACGGGAGGTTCTTCACGATGCTTCGTACGGGCAATGGCGGGTGGCTGGAGGTGAGGCTTCCGGAAATAGACCGCACGTTCAGACTGCGGTATCTGGGCGCAACGGAGACGGAGCAACTGACCCCAATAGGCGAAGGCGGCGTGTGCAGCAGGATGCGTCTGAAATTCAGGGAGCCGAAGCCTCTGTACTGAAACGGCGTTTGCAAGGTATTCAAACAACGATAAAACAACGATAAAAAGGACATCAAAGGACATGGAGCTGAAGATATATGACAAATGGAACCGGCTGAGGACAACGCTGGTGCCCGACGGTAGCAGCACCCACCACGAGGAGGTGGGCGGTGACGACTACCTGAGCGTGTCGCTGGACAGCCCGGAGTGCGTGACACTGGAGCTGAACGACTGGACGGTGTGGGAAGGTCGGAAGTTCTGGTGTGTGGAGGCGTACACTCCGAAGCAGACGGGTCGCAGGAAATGGACGTACTCGGTGAAACTGTACGGTGCGGCGAGCCTTATCAAACAGGCTCTGATGCTGAACACTGAGGATTCGCCCGTATTCAGCTACACGGCGACGGCGCGTGAGCATGTGGCCCTGGTGGTGAAGAACCTGAACCGCTGGATGGGCGGCATAACGGACTGGAAGGTGGGCAAGGTGGAGGCTACGGGCAACATCGTGGTGGACTACTCGGAGGGTCTGTACGGGAACGACGCTCTGAAGAAGATAGCCGACGAGGCCGGGACGGAATGGTGGATAGAGGGCATGACGGTGAACGTGTGCCGCTGCGAGAGGGGTGACGAGGTGACGCTGGGCTACGACAACGGCTTGTTGAGCATAGAGCGTGACACGGCGGACAACGTGAAGTTCTTCACGAGGCTGTTCCCAATAGGCAGCAGCCGCAACATAGACGCTGAGAAATACGGCAGCAGCCGACTGCTGCTTCCGAGCCGTGTGACGTATGTGGAACGGAACACGGAACTGGGCATTGTGGAGCACTTCGAGCAGGCGGCGTTCCAGGACATATACCCGAGGCGCACGGGCGAGGTGAGCTCGGTGAGGAAGGAGACGAAAAAGGGCGATGACGGCAAGCCATTCGACATATACTACTTCACGGACGGCGGGATGAACTTCGACCCGAACGAATATGAGATAGGAGACCTGGTGAAGCGTGTGACGTTCCAGACGGGGCAGCTGGCCGGTCTGGGCAACGACGAGGACGGGGAGCACTACTTTGAGGTGAACTATAACAGTGCGACGCGTGAGTTTGAGCTGATAACGATATGGCCATACGATGACGACACGCAGGTGCCGGGCGGAGTGCTGGAGCCGAAAGCCGGGGACACCTATATACTGTGGAACGTGCGTATGCCGGACGAGTATTACCCGATAGCTGAGGAGGAGTATGCGACGGCTGTGGAAAAATATATGGACGAGCACTGTCTGGACAGAAGCGTGTACAAATGCTCGACGGACTATGTGGCGCTGAAGAAACGCGGCGTTGTGCCGTGTATGGGGCAAAGGGTGCGACTGGAGAGTGACCGCTTTTTTGCGAGCGGCTACCGTGAGAGCCGCATAACGGTTGTGGACCAGAAGCTGGCGCGGCCGACGGAGGCAGACATCGAGATAAGCGACGTGCTGTCGCAAACGACGCAGAGCCGTATGGCTAACGAGATAGAGAACGTGCGTAGCGAGGTGAAGGCGAACACAGTGGAACTGCCGGACTTGATACGCTCTTGGGACACGACCCAGCCTACGGACAACAATCTGTTTTCGGCAAGAAGGAGCGAACAGGAATTTCTGAGCAGGAAACGCAACGACCGCACAAAGGGGCGCATAACCTTTGAGCAGGGCGTGGTGTTCGGTGAGGAGGAGAACGGGCGTGTTGACGGCAAGGGCAACGCGGAGCTGCTGACGGCTGTGGTGAGGGAGCTGCTCAGCAGCGGGGACTATAGCGGCGGGGGCTTGACGGACAGGGGCTGGAAACTGGGTATGGATGAGGACCGATTGTCGCACCTGATTGTGGACAAACTGACGGTGCGTCAGGTGATGAACGTGTTTGAGCTGCTGATAAACAAGGTGCGTAGCGTGGGCGGCCAGATATGCGTGAGCGCAGCGAACGGGAAGATAAAGGCTGTGGAGGAACGGGGGGACTACTGGCACATCACCTTCGAGCAGGAGAATACTTTCGTGGCGCACGACCTGATGCGCTGCCAGGTGTTCACCGGCACGTCGCAGAAAGCCTACTGGGTGGAAGTGGCCGGCATCGCGAATGGTGGCATACTTGTGGAGAAATCCGAGTTTGAGACCGCACAGCCCGAAGAGGGCGACGAGTGTGTGCTGATGGGCAACACGGCAGTGGAGAACCGCCAGAACCTGGTGCTTATATCGGCGACTGAGGACGGAGAACCGAGGGTGGACGTGATGGACGGCGTGAGCGGGAAGAGCTTTGGCAATGCCCTACGCGCAAGACTTGGCAACCTGGACGGCATTAAGGATGACACATTCCCATGGAACAACCAGCCACGGGGTAACGGTCTGTATGCGGACAATGTGTATCTGCGCGGCACGTTCCTGCTTTCTACCGGCGAGGACGTGAAGACCAAGCTGGAGATAACGGAGGGCAAGGTGCAGAGCGCGATCGACAGCGTGAGGAACGATTTTCTGAGCGAGAAGGGCTATCTGAACAACCCGACATTTGCATCGGGACTGGAGAAGTGGAACTCGGAGAATGAGACGGTGTTCTTTCTCGTCGGCAACAAATGGGTGTGGGCCAACGGCGCAGCCCTATCGAAGAAGGGTGACGGCGCGAGCGTGGTGACAGACATGGGACGCAAGGTGGTGCGGATACGCAACAAGTATATCCGACAGAAGCATGAGAATCTGCGGTTTGTGCCGACCTTTCCGACAAAAAGCGATGGGAAGAAGGAAGCCTTGCCCGTGTATCTGAGCTTCTTTTATCGCTGCGCAAAGTCGGGCACGCTGAAGATTGGCTTTGAGAATGTTGACAAGACGGGGTTTGCGGATTTCAACAGTATGGAGGTGAGCGAGGAAATCGCTGCTACCGGCGGCTATGTGCAATACACCTGCAGCGGACTGTGGAACGGCACGGGCGACTTTAAGTTGTCGTTTGACGGCGACATCTATCTGTATATGCTTGTGCTGAGCACAGACAAGATTGAGGCTCTGACTTACAAGTACAAAACGCTGTTTGAGCAGAGCGAGCGGCTGGTGAAAATATCGGCAGCCGTGTATGACAAGGACGAGCGGGCACTGCAAGAGACGGGGCTGATGATACAACCTGAAGGTACGGGTATCTATATTAAGGATGCAAACGGCAAACTGGCTCTGATAGGAGTGGGCGTGGAGGAAACGGATGCAGATGGCAATAAGAAAACCGTCATCAAGCTGACGGCTGACAATATCAAGCTGGAGGGACTGGTGACGGCCAACGGATATTTCAAGGTGAAGGAAGACGGCAGCATCGAGGCTGTGAATGGAACGTTCCGAGGCCACGTGTACGCCGAGGGTGGAGCTATAGGCGGTTTCAGCATAGGGCATGGTCACATAGGTGGTGCAGATGTAATTTATAACGAAGATGGTACAATAGAGGTGAAGGATACCGAAAACGGTCTGTTCTTGTATGATGACATGATAGGGTTCAACGACAAGGGACGGCAAGCCATCTTCGGCACGTGGAACAACTACGGGCAACCTATGCTATGCCGGTTGGTGGATACAGCCACTGATTACAACTTCGATTTTGGCATATCCCCGAAGTATGGCATCGTGTTCGACATAGAAAACTCCATGAACGGAAACTTTGCCTTTGCGGGTAAGGGTTCTGGTGTGCTGAACGGAGCTATGGACGGCTATGCATACAAAAAAATAGCCCTTGACAAGGCGAACACGGTGTTTGTCGGCTATATGGACCTGCAGGCTGCGACCCGCTTCATCGTTAAGGCGACGCAAGATTCTGCCGTTGTGGCACTGCCCAAGATAGGGCAAGTGAGGGATGGTTTGGCCATTGGAAAGAATACCCCATTCTGTATGAGAATAACTATCATCGCCGATATAGGGTCGAGCAACTACAAGGTGTGTGGACGCTACAGCCAGCAGGACAGCAAAAAGGAATATCCTTGGAACACCGAGGAACTGCCTGTGATGGTAGATTGGGATGGCGGACACTACGAAACGCTGAATATGGGTAAGGGAGATACGCTTGAGGTGCTACTGGTATATGACCCAGACAGCACCGAGACGCTGAACGGCTGGCCAACGAAATATACGGCAAGAATCATCAATAAACTATCATAACAAAAAGAGAGATACGACTATGGCACTGACAGAAGAAGAGAAGAAGGAACTGGTCCAGGATGTTGTGAACCAGATAAAGACAGACAGTCAGAGTGTGGACGAGCTGGAAGCGGTGAGCACGCTGGACGGTGTGGTGAGCCTCCCTGCCATGAGAGGCGAGACGGTGGTGAGCGCCCCGCTAAAACTGCTGTCGAAACCTGCGGAGGATGCAGCAGCTGTCGCCAAGGCTTCTGCTGCTGTGGCTGACGCATCGGCAAAGAAAGCTGATACGGCAACAGCAACAGCAAAGGCTGCAGCCCAAACCGCCAACGATGCGGCAAGCAAGGCCACTGATGCCGCCCAGAAGACCAACGCAGCTGTGGCAAAGGCAGAGAGCGTGGAAGCACAGTACAAGGAAACGGCACTGGCTGCGAGGAACGGCGCGACAGCGCGGTTTGACGGGCTGGTGGAAGGCGTGGAGATACGACTTGTATCATGCCCCCAGATAGACGGTGTGTACTATGACACGGTGAACAAATCCTTCTGCGGGAAGAATGGTAACATATACTGCAATAACTGGTTAGGCGCTGACATGTATATGAACGATGTGCGCACGGAGGTGCTGAAGGACAAGGCGTATGTGTGCGGTGGCGTGGTGTATGTGTGGAGCGATGAGGAAGAGAACCTGGTGGAGATAAGCGGAAGCGGCGGCGGCAACACCTATAACGTGACGGAGCAGGTTCCGCTGGAGAGCGGATACTATACGCTTGAGACCGCCATAGCAGCCGTGGAAGGAAAGGCACGTGCGAAGGGACGCTGCATCACCTACGAGACGGCACAGGGCAAATGGGAGACCAAGCAGTTCAAGGGCACGAACATCGAGAGCTGGGAGCAGGCGGTGAGCTGGGAGGACTTTAGCGGCGACGGCACGGTGAAGAGCGTGACGCTGAACGGCAAGAAGCTGGAGCCTGGCGAGGACGGCAACGTCGCCATCACCATCAGCGAGACGGAGGTGGACGAGAGCCTGAACGTAAGTTCGACGAACCCGGTGCAGAACGCGGCGGTGGCGGCGAAGCTGATGGAGATAGAGGCGAGCACCGTCTTGGGCATGAATGCCGAACTGAGTGACGACGGCAGCAGCGTGCGCCTGGCACTGACCAACAAGAGCGGTGCGGAGATAGCGTCTGCGGACATTCCGGCAGGAAGCGGAGGTGGAGGCGGTGACGCTTCGACCACGAAAATCGTGCTGGATGCAGCCGTCAGCAAGACCATCATCAAGGAAGGTGACAGCACGATGCTGACATGGACGTATGACCACCAGTACAGCAGCGGTGACGAGAAAGGCACATCCACGGGCCAGAAGGCAACAGTCAGCATTGAGATGAAGAGGGGCGCGACCGTGATGTATGCAGACACGCAGCATGATGTGAGCAAGGGCACCTATACCCTGGATCTGACGAAATACCTCCTTTTGGGCACGACTGACATCTATGTGAAGGCCACCACAACCGACCCGACCACCGGGAAGACACAGACGAGGCAGAGCTATGTGAGCGTGAAGGCAGTGACCCTTGCGCTGAGCAGCAGCTTCAACATAGCCGAGTGTGTCGCCAAGGGCGGCTACGGCGTGAGCGAGGCGGTGAGCATCCCCTTCGCGGTGAGCGGAAGCGGCGACAAGACCGTGACGCTGTATCTGGACGGACACCAGTGGGACTCGCAGACGGTGAAGAGAAGCGGCACGACGAACGGCAGTTTCTCCTTGTCGATGTCGGGAGTGAGCATAGGGCGGCACACGGTGCAGATCGTCGCCGAGATGGAGGCGAGCGCGGAGCTGACGCTGAAGAGTGAGAGCATCTACTTTGACATTCTGAAGGCCGGACAGAACGCCCCGTATATCGGCACGAAGCTGACCTTCGGTGACGGACGCATTTTTGCGGACGACCATCTGACCCCGACTATTGAAACCGGCCAGTATGAGCAGGTGAGATTTGACTTTGTGGCGTATGACCCGACAACGACCCCGGCGACGGTGGGTGTGTGGCGAGACGGCATACGGACGCAGACGGTGAGCGTTCCGAGGACGACGCAGGTATATACAAACCGTTTCCTGGAGCAGGGCGATGTGGCTATGGTGCTGAAGTGCGGCACAACGGAATACAAGCTGAACGTGAAGGTGACGGAGAGCGGCATTGACCTGAGCGAGGCGACTGCCGGACTTGTGCTGAAACTTACGGCAGCCGGCAGAAGCAATGCAGAGAGCGAGCCTGCTGAATGGCGTTATAACGACGTTCAAACGGTGTTTGAAGGTTTTGACTGGCAGAGCAACGGCTGGACGGGAGATGCCTTGAAGCTGACGAACGGTGCGAATGTTGAAATCGGGTACAAGCCTTTCGGCAACGACGCGACCACCACGGGCGCAACCTACGAGATGGAGCTGACATGCACGAACGTGACCGACCGCAGGGGTACGGTCGTGGACTGCATGGCCGGCGGCGTGGGCTTCAGACTGACGACGCAGGAGGCTCTGATGCGGACGGGCGCAGGTTCGGAAGTAGGCACTAAGTTTGCAAGCGGTCTGACCCTGAAGATAGCCTTCGTGGTGCAGGAGAAGAAGGGCAACCGACTGATGATGCTGTATGTGAACGGCATCCTATGCGGCGCGAAGCAGTATGCCTCGACGGACTCGCTGCTCCAGGAAGAACCCACGAACATCAGGATCACGAGCGAGAGTGCAGATGTAGAGTTGCGGAACATGCGTGTGTACAACCGTGCGTTGGGTGATGATGAGGAACTGTCGAACTATATGGTGGACCGTCCGACAAGCGACGAGATGGTGGTGCTGTTCGAGAAGAACCAGGTGATGGACGACGAGGGCACAGATGTTGACATCGACAAGCTGAGGGCAATGGGCAAGAGCGTGATGAGGATTGTGGGCGACGTGAACCTTGTGAACCAGACGAACAACAAGAAGTTTGAGGTTCCGGTGGACATCTACTTCTACTCCGCCTACGGTAAGGAGTATGACTTCATCATCTACCAGTGCGGACTGAGAATACAAGGCACCTCATCGACGACCTACCCGAGAAAGAACTACCGCATCTACTTCAGCCGCTCGACGAAGTACGGCACGAAGCTGTATGTGAACGGTGTGGAGGTAGCGGACTTCAAATATTCGTTCAAACCAGGTGCAAGACCGATAGACATATTCTGTCTGAAGGCGGACTTCTCGGACTCTTCATCTACGCACAATACGGGTGCGGTGAGAGTTGTGAACGACATCTGGAAGAGATGCGGCTGGCTGACTCCGCCACAAATGGCCTACAAGGGCAACTATGATGTGAGAATCGGCGTGGACGGTTTCCCGATAGATTTGTTCTACGACAACAACGGCACGGGTGAGAACGTGTATCTTGGCAAGTACAACTTCAACAACGAGAAGAGCGGCAGCGGCATCATCTACGGCTTTGAGGGTATCGAGGGCTTCAATGACGAGGCTGCACTGAAGGGCGGGCGCAACAAGTGTATCTGCCTGGAGTTCCTGAACAACTCGGAGACATTATGTCTGTTCGGTACGAGCAACATGGACACGTTTGACGATGCTCTGGAGTTCCGCTTCAAGGCCGACGACACATGGGCGACGGCGCATGAGGACGACAAGGCGGCAGTGAAGCGCCTTTGGGAGTGGATATACTCTTGCAAGGGCAACCCGACGAAATTCCTGAACGAATATGCGGAATACTTCGGCAACGACTCGCCATTTGCATGGTATCTGATAACGGACTACTTCATGGCTGTGGACAACCGCGCGAAGAACATGATGCTCGTGACGTGGGACGGCAAGATATGGTACTTCATCCCATACGACATGGACACGGTGTTCGGTGAGCGCAACGACTCGGTTCTGAAATACGACTACACGATAACGTGGGAGACGATGGACGAGAGCATCGGCTCGTATGCGTTTGCAGGACACGACTCCGTGCTGTGGGAACTTGTGAGAGGCTGCCCGGACAAACTGAGGGAGGTGGCAGACAAGCTGCGAAGCACGATGTCGCTGGAGTATGTGCTGAAGGTGTTCAATGAGGAGATGATGGGCAACTGGTGTGAGCGCATCTACAACAAGGACGGCATCTACAAGTACATCAAACCGCTGACGGAGGGTGTGACGACGGCAGACGGCACTACGAGTTACTATGACTATCTCTATGCACTCCAGGGCAGCCGATACGCGCACCGTACCTATACCATCCAGAACCGCTTTGCGTTGCTGGACAGCCAGTATGTGTGCGGTACATACAGAAAGGACAGTTTCGCGGCTTACTTCGGCTACAAGTTCGGAAGTGACCACCGGAAGATAAGGATCACGGCGAGCGAGCGCTACTTCTTCGGGTACGGTTACACGAGCGGTACTCCGCACCAGAGCGCAGTGCTGGCGGAGGACACGGGGAGTCAGGTGGAACTGACGCTTGACACGGACCTCATCGTGAATGACCCGCAGTACATCTACGGTGCGAGCCGCATCATGGGGCTTGACCTGACGGACGTTAGCCATGCCATACTCCAGACTCTGAACTTGAACAACTGTTCCGCCCTGCGGACGCTTGACGTGAGCTGCGGCCAGACACAGACAACGCTGAACGCATTGCTGGTGAACGGCTGCCGAAACTTGCGTACTCTGAATATGACCGGCTTGAAGTCAGGCAGCTTCACCGGCATAGACTTGAGCAACAACACGAAGCTGGAGACACTGAAGGCAGGCAAGACAGCCCTGACCGGCGTGAACTTTGCACAGGGTGCTCCGCTGACGAGCGTAACGCTCCCGGCAACGTTGCAGACGCTGGAACTGCGCTACCTGGGCAAACTGACGACCGGCGGTCTGACGCTGGAGGGCACAAGCAACATCAACAGGCTTGTGGTTGACAATTGTCCAGGTGTGGACTGGCAGACGCTGCACGCAAGGTGCGGAAACGTGAAGTACCTGCGTGTGACCGGCATCGACATGGAAGGCGACGGCAGCTTGCTTGCCTCACTGATGCAGACGGGCGGTGTGGACGAGAATGGCGGCAATGTGGAGAGCTGCCGACTGGTGGGCACATACCGTTTGACCCGTTACGTTGATGATGAGACCTTTGCCGCATATACTGAGCACTATCCTGAATTGAACATTGAGCAGCCGGAATACACAATGCTGGAGAGTGACGAGAGCGTGGCAGACGATGCAAACCTCTCGAACTTGGATAACGGCACAGGCTACAAGTACGGCAGCGACTACAAGCCAAGCGGCCATGTGGCAGCGATATTGAAGAGCCGCCACAGAGTGCTTGCTAAGGTGACAAAGAAAGCGACCACGAGGAACGTGAACATCGCGAATGTCGATACAGTTGTGAACAATCTGGACGGCGAGATGACTTACATGGAGCTTGACGATGCGGACAGCACCAAGTATGCCGACGGAACCCCTGCCAAACTTGACGGCAGCGAGGGCGATCTGATGATGCACGAGCCTTTCTTCTGGAGCAAGGGTATCAATGACTTCTTGAACAGCAGGAACTACAGTTGCTACAGCTCGAAGGATAAGGATCACATGCCGGCTGTGCCGAATGTGGACGTATTGACGCTTGATGACATCAAGGCGGTGCAGGGCGGTTACACTAAAGGCAGGAAAGTGATGAGTGGCAGGGACACCATAACAAATGCCATGAGCACGGACAGCTCTTATTCGGTGTGCGTGGTGGATGTGTCGAAGCACAAGCGTGCCCGTTGGCCGAGTGTGCCAGGCACGAACCTTGTGGGCAGTGCATTTGCCGACGTGAACGGCAATGTGGTGAAGAGCATCGTGGTGCCAACGTTGGGAAACAGATTTGAGGCTGGCATGTATCTCATCAGCGATGTGCCTGAGGGAGCCAAGACTTTGTACTTCTCTATATTGAACACAGCCGAGTTTGACAAGGTGGTGCTATCCAACAGCAGCAAGATAGAGGATATGGAGCCTGAATGGTTTGCCAACGATGAGCATCTGTGTGCTGTTGTGGGCAGTTCTGTAGTGGGCAGCAAGCTGCGTGCCTGCATAACTGGCGGGAGTACCACTGCAAGTATGACATGGACGGACTTCCATTATTACAGCGTGCAGAGGGGTATGCAGCAGATTGACGCTCTGATGCACTTCCGCATTGCGAACCTTGCATACGCGAAGTATGGCAGGAGGAACATGCAGGAGCAGTGCGGCGCAGGTTCGCATACGAATATGCGCACGACTGGCGGCACGATGTCAAGAGGCATGCAGGACACTATAGGCTATGAGGGCGCAAAGGCAATCAACCCGAATGTTACAAACAGTCTGGTGGACGAGAACAGAGTGCACCAATATGCCTGGTATGTGGACAAGGACGAGTATGGTGCTGCAAAGGTGACGCAGGTGAACAATATCTGCTGCTTGGGCTATGAGGACATCTACGGACACAAGTATGACATGATGGACGGTGTGGACCTGCCGAACACAAGCGGCAATGAGGGTAAGTGGCGCATTTGGATGCCCGATGGCAGCACGATCATGATAAAGGGTGCGACAACCAGCGGTAACTGGATAACGGCGGTGGCTCATGGTAAGCTGATGGCGGTAGTGCCAGTAGGCTCGATGAATGGCTCATCAAGCACATACTATTCAGATTATTATTGGATAAGCACATCCACAGGCCGTGTGGTCTATCGCGGGTGCGGCTATGCGTACGCGGGTGGCGGTGTCTCGAGTGCGAATGCGAATCACGATGCCTCGAGTGCGGGTGCGAATGTCGGCTCGCGTCTGGCCTTCCGCGGCAAACTCGTGAGGGCGCAAAGCGTGGCTGCGTATAAGGCGTTGAGCGAGGTTGCGTAACGCGAAGCGCGAAAAGCGGGAGCGAAGCGACAAAACGAAAGCCGTGGTATCACCGGCGTAAGCCGGTCGAAAAATTTTAGAATTTTCGCTGGAACCTGGTGGTGCTGCTGTTTTCGTTGAAATATTGTCGCTTTGCAACTGATTTTGAGTATAATCGCTTGAGTTGGCGGGAATATGAGTAACTTTGCATCTTGGTAGAGTTTCCCATAGGCCGTGTGGTCTATCGCGGGTACAACAATGCGAACGCGAATGGCGGTGTCTCGAATGCGAATGCGAATAACGATGCCTCGAATGCGAATGCGAATGTCGGCTCGCGCCTGGAAATCTAACTAATCGGCGTACAACGACGGGGACGTGTCCCTAATGTGGAGCCGAGGGAAACGAACCACAGCAAAAGCATCTATGTCAAGGTGGAAAGCTGAAACATCAAGTGTCGGGCAATAGAGTTTGGTAGGTCGGTAACGATTCGAAGAAGTTTGGCCCGGGGAAAGGAAGGCCCTTATCTTCCATCATAAAAAGAAGACCATGCACAGAGAAGGCTATATCATGCAAGAGATAACGTCCTACGGCAATATGTCGGAGGCGTTTGACCGTGTATTGCGTGGGACAAAGCGAAAGAGATGCCGTCAAGGACGCTATCTGCTCGCACACCGCGAGGAGGTGATTGCAGAACTGACTGCAAAACTTGCCGACGGTTCCTTTCGACTCGGCAGCTATCATGAACGCATCATCTGTGAGAATGGCAAAGTAAGACACCTGCAGATTATATCCATGTACGACCGCATCGCAGTGTATGCCGTGATGAACGTGGTGGACCAACATCTGCATAAGCGTTTTATCAGGACGACTGGAGCAAGTATCAAGAAGCGTGGCACACATGATCTCCGCAAGTGCATGCAATTGGACATGGAACGTGACCCCGAAGGCACACGCTACTGCTACGAGTTCGACATCAAACATTTCTATGACAATACTAAGCCTGAGTTTGTCATGTGGTGCTACCGCAGAGTATTCAAAGACAAAATCCTACTGTCGCTCCTGGATCATTTTCTTCATCTTTTGCCGGAGGGTATCAGCTTCGGATTGCGAAGCTCACAGGCTTCTGGCAACCTCTTGTTGTCCGAGTACCTTGACCATTATCTGAAGGACAAATACGGCATCCGCCATTTCTACCGTTATTGCGATGACGGTAGAGTGCTCTGTGGCAACAAGCAAGAAAATTGGCTGGCACACGGCATTGTACATGAGCAAGTCGAAAAAATTGACCTTGAAATCAAGAAGAACGAAAGGGTATTCCCATCAGCGCAAGGAATCGACTTCTTGGGGTATGTGACATTCAACGGATCATACTCGCTACTGCGCAAGCGTGTCAAGAAGAAGTATGCAAGGAAACTACACAAAGTCAAGTCAAGAAAGAGACGGCGGGAACTGATTGCGTCATTCTACGGAATGGCCAAGCACGCTTGCTGCCGAAATTTGTTTAATAAATTAACAGGCAAAACAATGAAAAGTTTTAAGGACTTAAATGTGGCTTACAAGCCAGAAGACGGCAAAAAGCGCTTCGTGGGTACAGTAGTAAGTATCCGCGAGTTGGTAAACATTCCTATCATCGTGAAGGACTTTGAGACAGGCATCAAGACGGAGCAGGGTGAAGACCGCTGCATCGTATCGATCGAGATGAACGGCGAAGCCAGGAAATTCTTTACCAACAGTGAGGAAATGAAAAATATCCTCGCCCAGATTAAAGAAGTGCCGGATGGCTTCCCATTTGAGACAACGATCAAAACGGAAGTGTTCGGCAAAGGTCGAACCAAATACGTTTTTAGTTGATGAAAAGAGCACAAGGAAGTTTGGTGGTGAAACTGCTTGAATGCGTGAACCCCATCAAAAACAAGTGGCGCGTTCGTTGGGACGTGCAAGAACATGATGACGGAACTGCTGACTACATGGAGGCAGAACTGACACACAAGCCGACTGACGAGGAAATTAAAGACCTCGTAAGAAAATGGTACAACCAACAAACGGATGCAGCAATATTGTCGGGCTTCAGCTATGAAGGAGCCTCTGTGTGGCTCTCGCAAGAGAACCAGTACAACTATAAGGCTGCATACGATTTGGCCGTCCAGACGGACGGGAAAACGCTGCCAGTGACATTTAAGTTCGGCACTGATGAAAGTCCAGTGTATCGTACGTTTGAAACACTGGATGAACTTGCAGACTTCTATACGAAAGCCGTTAAGCATATACAAGAGATGCTGGAAGATGGCTGGAAGAATAAAGATGCAATAGATTTGAGCAAGTACAGCGCTTAAAAATCCCTTCGGGGGAGGATGTAAAAAAAGCCCCCGGCCTGTTAAAAAGCAACGCCAATCACTTTTATAACAACGCTCACAGCGCACGACCGGGGGCATATACCCTCTGCCGCGCTGTGAGCATTTTTGTTGTCATAAAGTGATTGGCGATACAAAGGTACATAATTTAGTTGAAAATGAAAGTATTTGAGATATTGAATTTTAACCGCGAGCCGTTAAAAAGGCTACAACAGGCAGGGATACGCATCGAAGATGTGGAATATATAGACTTGTACAACGACTATCGCGTGATGCTCGGTGGTGGCGAAAATGTCTCATACATTGTGGCGACACTTGCAGATCGCTATCATGTGAGTGAGCGCAAGGTGTACACGCTCATCAAGCGATATGGTCGAGAGTGTAGCGCTCAGGTGCTCGAGGGATAGAGCACAAGGCTTTTGAAAACGTGCTGCAAAAGGCTTGCAGTGTGATTTGCTCGTGGTGTTACTTTTTGATGCGGAAGCGTGGTAACTTTGCCGTATCGAAAATAAAACACGATGAACAAATACTATTTATTATTGGGGAAGGTGCTTGCTGAAGGCAAGACCCAACAGAACAAGAAAGGCAAGATTAAATACTTGCTCAACGAGCAGCTGACGCTCACACCGGCTGATCTGCTCGACATATTCGAGAGCCACGGCATAGCAAGAAAGAAACTGAAGGAAGAGCTGAAACTGTTTATGCAAGGAGAGCGCAATGTGGAACGATACCGTGAGGCAGGCATAGCATGGTGGGACTACTGCGGCCAGACATTGGTAAACAGCTACCCGACCTACATGGAGAAACTGCCACCACTTATTGAGCGCATCAACAAAGAAAAGCGCAACAGCAAGAACTATGTACTGTTCCTCGGAGCCACGGACGCAGAGAGCAATCAGGCACCCTGCTTGAGTCTTGTGCAATTCCAGGTGGAGAACGGTGCATTGGTGTTGTCGGCGTATCAGCGCAGCTCGGATGCAAACCTCGGATTGCCTTCGGACATTTATCATCTTTATCTGATGGCTCGACAGATAGACTTGCCGCTAAAGTCTATCACGCTGAACCTGGCGAATGTACACATCTATGAAAACAATATAAATCCCACTGAACGACTGTTCGCTGGTGAGTCTAACATAAAATTTGAGTTGAACGTATGACAAGGAAAATGCACATGGCAGCACCTCTGCCGTTTGTCGGACAGAAGCGCATGTTTGCAAAGGAGTATATTAAGATTTTGCCACAGTTTAACGACAAGACGGTGTTTGTGGATTTGTTCGGTGGCAGCGGTTTGTTGTCCCACATAACGAAGCATTTGCGTCCAGAAGCAACTGTGGTATATAACGACTACGACAACTACCGCGAGCGATTGTCACACATCCCTCAAACAAATGCGCTGCTCGCTGATTTGCGAGAGATAGTTGGCGACACCCCAAAGCACAAGCGGATAGATGGTGAGATGCGTGAGAAGATGTTTGAACGTTTGAGACATGAGGAGCAAACGGTGGGCTATATTGATTTTATAACCATCTCGGCATCGGTGATGTTCTCGATGAAGTACGAACTGAGCATCGAGGAAATGGAGAAGCAGACATTATATAATAATATCCGAAAGAACGACTACCCGACAAGTGAGGACTATCTGGAAGGCTTGACGATTGAATCATGTGACTATCGTGAACTATACGAAAAATATAAAGACGAGCCGAATGTGGTGTTTATAGTGGACCCTCCTTATTTGTCCACAGAGGTTGGAACATACAAAATGTATTGGCATTTGTCAGACTATCTCGATGTGTTGAATGTGCTCAAAGGAAAGCCATTTGTTTATTTCACATCAGATAAGTCGTCTATCATTGAACTTTGTGAATGGTTAGGCAAGAACAAAACGCTCGGCAATCCGTTCGAAGGTTGTAAGCGTTTCGAGTTCAATGCGCATGTGAACTATGATGCAGGTTACAAAGATATGATGCTCGTGAAGTCTAATGCCGCATAATTTGAACCTCGTTTGAACGCCGTTTGTTCGCCGTTCAAAAACTATAAAAGCAGCCCGTTCTGGACTACTTTTTTGTTGTTTTAAAGTGTCGTGTGCGCGAAATTTTTAGAACGTTTCGTTTTTCCCGATTTTTGCACGTTTCGTTTTTCAAATCGAGCACATTTCGTTTTGCCGGATTCAAGTCTTCCGATGACAAACGATAGTCCGTAATATTATGTTCTACAAAGAAAGAACTCGCAAACATATGGTGAAAATTATGTAACATATAGGATGACATACAACCTGCAATACCAGCATGTCCCACATCTGGGTTATTCAAAAATGCAGTATTTGGGAAAGGCATTGTCACTGACGAATTCAAGTTGTAGCACTTATCCTGCGAGAATCTTCTTCCTAACAAATCGCCATATGGCTCCATTGCTCTTATAATATTACCAGTTAACTCATGTTCTTCAGAATCGATTTTCTCTTCGCTTAATGGAAGGGTAGTCCTTAACAGTTCCATTTTGTCAAGAATTTCCTTTTGCATACAAGAAGCCAATTGGTCTGGTCGCAAAAGATTTACCTTGTCATAAATCAGCGCTTTTTCTTCGATTTCCTTATCAAAGGAGGTAAAACGTACAACATTGAGTAGATTTTTATTATCTTTAATCCGTTCTAACCATCGCTTGAACACATCTAAATTTTCCTTCAAAGTGTTAAGCTCTGACAGGTTGTCTGGTAATGCACCTGTATTTAGTACAGACTCATATCCATAGTTCCAACGTATAACATAAATACGATAAGCCAATAGTGCGAGATAGCAATTTGCAGCACCAACAATTTTACCTTCTGTAATGCCGTGCATATTAGGCATCTGGTATCTTGATTCATAATAGAACGGATCAACAAAACTATTATGGTTTATTTTATTGAAGGTATCTATTATATCACTTAAATTTGAAGGCACTAAAGGATAAGATGGAGGTTCTGATTGTGTAAATGAAAGCATAAGTTCCAACAATCTATGTTTCTTCTCTTGGATGAGCATTGAACACAACATGATGTGAAACTCCATGAAATTCTCTCGCTGTTTCTGATTATCTTCAATTTGCTCCTGAGTATATGGCTTACCGTCCTCATCATAGATATATTGGTGTATTGGTTTCATAAAAAGACCTATCTTCTGTGATGCCATTTTCCAATACTCCATAATCCACTCATCCTTGTTATAAAACATTTGGGTTCTAAGGTTCCTCCACAGATATCTATAGGTGGTTTCAGATACTACAGAATCCATCAAAATAAGGGAGGTCAATATGGAATTCCCATTGTTGACTGATATCGGTTTTGATTTGCCCTTACTCAGATATTCATTTATACGTGAAACGCCTTCATAATAATACTGGTCAAATACCAAAGCTTTGCCCTTGTTTTCCATGTGTTTCCTTACCACATAATTAGATAATACTCTATATACACTTTGCACAAGCTCATTATCTACAGATTTCAAAAGTTTCCCCGATAAGTCAACCCATTGGGTAAAGTATTTTTCCTCTTTTTCTTTGTCCTTCTTGCTTACTGCACTATTGTAATTGTCTAAAATCTCCCTTTGCAAGTCAGTGATATTATAATAGGTAATAATCTTTGAAAAGAGAAACAAAGCACATGAAACCAGAATAATAGCGCCAACGCATTGTGTCCCAATTATAATTCTTGTATGACCACTACCATCCATAAGAAAAGGGAATAATACTGCCATGACAAGATTGATTACCAAAGATGTTTTGAAACATTTGAATGAGATTTCGCTCATAAATCGTTCCGACAACTTTGTGGAACCAAACTTATCATCTATTTTCTCAATGCATCCTATCACTAATGGATATGACAAACCAAATAGTGTAGAAAGGATAGATAAAATCCCGCTATATGTATAGTTAACGAAATCGAACATAATTATTCTTTGCTATTTTGAAATATTTTCTTCTGAAATTTTAGAATTTTATCCGAATTGTCTCTTATTTTCTGTATTTCTTCCTGTATAATAGAGTCACTTGATTTATTGTATAAGCATATCGAGTCCAATACCGAAGTTTTTTGCAACAATAAACCTTGCATTTCTACCTGTCTAAGTAATAAACTATCCTTTAACAATTCTGTGGATTTTCTGTTTAGTACCTTTTTGTGGAAAGAAATGTTATTGAGTATTGAAAACCCAATAATGATGACACAAAGTATTGCAATAAAGGTTATGACTTTTTTCATATCTTTGAATTTATGTCTTTACGCAAACGTTCCAGTTCCACCGCAATTCCATCCTTAGAAACAAGTGAATCTTTCGGAAGTACATTATAGTTCTTGGAAATATTTTCTTTCTTGCCGGTGAACCATTCTCCGAAGACGGTCATCAGGTAGGATTCAATATCAAGGTTTTCCTTTCGGTTGTACTTCACGATGTTGATGGCATATTGCTTCAACTCAGCATTGCGAAGATTTTTGTTGAGAGCTATCGTTGAATCTTTATCTGCCAACACATGACCTGATTCAAGAAAGAGTTTTGTAACCTGCCATACTTTTTCTACATCTTCTACAGGAGTTTTCGCAAGGGAGAATATAAGCATTGTATATTTCTCTGTTTTCTTCATTCTTTCCTCACGTTCCTGTTGTTCTCGTAGTTGAATTGCCTTGTTGAGTTTGTCAATCCTGTCTTGTCTTTCGATGATTGCATCAACGGTAAGTGATTTACGTTTTAATTCTGCTTCTCTGTTTTCGTATTCCAGAGCCAACTTCTGTTTCTCATAAGACACCTGTTGGCAAACCTGCTGGTCAACAAGATTTGAAACAATATTTGGTAGATTCGCTTTTAGAAAATCCACAATAGCATCCGTATCGGTGTTTGGGATAGCAGCAATGTCATTGATAATCTTGTCCAGTTTGCTAGAAACCTTCTTCTCTTGTTCAACTTGCTGTGATTGCTGCTTTTCAATGATAGTTTGCAGATGCTTAGTCTTTTCCTCTATTTTAGTTTCCAAATACATCTGTACTCCAAGAATAGCTACCTTAAATACCACGACAAGCATTGCAACTCCATATAACAATGAAGTTTATGGCCGGAAATCGTCCCAGATATTATCTGCACTATTGGCAACACTGATTGCAATTAAAGCAAGAATCATGATTACAGCTATTGCAACCAGTGTCCAAACGACCTTCTCTATTATCTTGAAAATTTTTATCATATCATTTTTTTATGATTACCCAATTACCATCTTTGCGACCACCTTCACGTGTTAGAATGCCTTTGGCTTGAAGGTCTGCGATGTCCGTCCTTATAGTCCTATCTGTTACAGAAATCTTTCCAAAAGTCTTTTCCGAAATCTTTTGGGAAATAGCTTTTCCTGAAAGAGTGTTATCAACGGATATCGCCCACAAGATATATTTCTGTCTGTCAGTGAGTTCTATGTCATTTTCTTTTAGGAAACCTTTTAGGAAGTCTTTTAGGAAATCTTTCTTTTCATCTTTCCCGAAATCATCCTTGATTTCCCCATCTAATACCTTCCCTTTTGATGCAAGATAAGCCTTCTCGTCAACGAAAGCCTGATGAATCGGCATGGTTGCAAGAAAGTGCATATTGCGGTCATCGGTTTCAAATAGAGGCATAGGCGAGTCGTTACGCCTGACTGCTTGGTAAATTTTCGGAAATCCTGTGGAACGTCCCTCTGTTAGATGCAGCTCTTTCAAGAAATCACCTATACGACGATTGCGATAGTTGCGTGAAATTACACGAGGCTTCTGCAAGTCTGCATTGGTTATTGGAGGCATTGGGCCTTCAAAGTTCAATATCTCTATGCTATTATGATTGATGCGCACCTCTACAGGATTGCGGTCATCCCATGACTTGTGGAAAACGGCATTTGCCAAAATCTCTTCCAATGCTCCATAAGGATAGTTGTAGCAGCGTACAGCCTCTGCTTCTCCACGTACTTTGATAACCTTCTCCATAAGCACCTGCTCTCGGATGTATTTCAAGGCAGCTTCAAGTTGAAGGTGTATTGGACCATGCAGAATCTTCTCCGTGAATCTATCACCCACCTCATCAAAGAAGTGAACTATCTCAATGCGAGAATAAGGGAAATACTTCTCGGGATTCTGAGAGAATAGAAGCAATCCTACGTTTTTGGGGTGCAAATCTTCTGGTGAACCTCCAATAATCTGCATCTGCCATCCCAGTTCTGACATTGGCATGTGCATTATCTCGTCATGAGTCAGTTTACTGCCAACACGCTTAAGGAAATCTTCAATAAGCATACGGTCAAGTACTTCGATACTTGCAGTCTGGTTGATGCGGTCATCAAAAGGAACCTTGTTGCAAAGACTCATCAAAATACGTTCTTCCTCTTGGTCAGCAATTTTTGTCACTGAACCCTTTCGCACGAAGTACACCTTGCCAGCCTTCAAAGCTTCCTTGCCCAGATGCTTTGGTGCTTTATAAGGGCGTACTTCTCCTCCAGGCACTTGAATGACAAGTATCATCTTGCCCATGAATTCTACAGGTTCTGCTATCACATTCACGGTTGGTTGAACAAGACTACAGATGTTTACCAACTCCTTCTGTATCTTATCAAGCGAATGAAGGTCAACGCCAATAGGAGGCAGCACTGGTACTCCATCCTGTTCATCAACACCAACAACGATGTAGCCACCACCCCAATTATGAATATCATTTGCGAAAGCACATGCAGAATGTACAACATCTTCTGGATTCCATCCACGTTTAAAATCCAAACGTTCCCATTCTACAGTCTTGCCTTTCAGTAGTTCTTCTATATTTATTGGTAATGCCATACCTATATATTATGTATAATGTGTAACGATGTTATTTTGTAGGACAAAGCAAATCCCTGATATCCACGTCAAGGATGACTGCCACTTGACGGAGAGTATCAAGATTCGGTTGTACAATGTTAGTACACCACTTGCTGACGGTTGCAGGGTCGCGTCCAATCTTCTCAGCCAACCACTTTGCAGTACGTTTCTGCTCTACCAGAACAACCTTCAAGCGGTTAATGTCGCCCTTTGAAATGTTACTGGCATTACTCGTGTTATCGATATTACTGATGTTATTCATATATCTATTTCTTTGTGTTTGGTGCAAAGTTGTAAATAATTTTTGTAATATGGAAATGTTCTGTGTTAATATTTCAATATCTTGTGTGTGTTTTTTTTTGGGGGGGGGGGGATAAAATTGCAAGGAAATCATGTTGCAAAGATGAAAAACATTCACGATTATCTTGTTATTGGCTAAAATGGTCGTTTCACACAAAAGGATGTAACATATTGCACAATGTTGTGCTCATTACCAACAAAATCTGTCACCAAAGGAGCTGTTTTCCTTAACAAAATACAAAAACCCACTTGTTTCATAAAATATTCACAAATAACCCCATTTAATCCGAGATAATATAGTAGCTTTGCATCAAACATTAAGAAATTTGCATGGAAAACCTAAACAGAATTAAAGGAGCATTGGCAGATGCAGGTAAAACTGGCGTCTGGCTTGCCGGTCAGTTAGGGAAGGATCCCGTAACGGTTTCCAAGTGGTGCACCAACACCACACAACCCGATTTGCAGACGCTGGCAAAGATTTCGGACCTGCTCCAAGTAAGTATGCGAGAATTAATCGTTAATAAAAATGGATAAAACAGATCATATGGAAGATATAAAAATAAGATTTCAACACGATTATAACGAAGCTATTGACAATTACAATAGTGGAGATTGTGTGTTGTTTTTTAGAAACATTCGTCCTGCAATAGAAACATTCTGTAAATTGGTCATCTTTGATTTGGTTGATACTGTTTTGGCGGAGGAACTACTGTCTGGACAGAAAACATTGCATTGTGACTATAAAAATTCTACAGCTTCTTTTATTACACCTACAAATCGAGCGGTAGAAAATTCAATGCTCGCTTCACTTGCTCAGCAGGTAATATATTACACAAAAGGTGCAACTTTGGCTTTGTACTCGACACAAAGGACTGTTAACAGAATAAAGAGTGCTATTGATAGCGACTTTGTCAAGTTAGCATCGGATTTCAAGAATAGCAGCGAAGCTGGTATGCATGATGGGGTTTCAACAGTTGAAAATGAAATTGAGGCCAGGAATCTTTCTACTTTTATGCCTAAAGTTTTTAGCGATTTGCGAACAATTTTATCGAATGAAACTATTGCTTTTCTCTCAACTTTAAACAAACCTCTTAGCAACGTAACATTTCAAAGTTCGTGCGTGGAGAGCTCTCTAAAAACAAGTAATGATTTTCTTGTTTTTGATGAACTGACAAATAGAATGGAACAGGCAGCGGGACTTGATTATGTTATCATTTTGCCAGAATTTTTGAATGACCATAATGAACATCCACTAAGCAAAGAACGATTGGCTGATTTCTTCCAACTGCATTGGAGTTTCGTTGTAGACTTGGACGCTAAGACAGAATTTGGTTTATACGAGAATGCTCCCTCTCATGTAAAATCTTCAACAAGAATAATTACAGATAATTTAAGTGAGGTCTCTGGCACTTCTAATCTAACTAACTGGATTTTGGAAAAGGAAGATTGGATCTTGGCGCCTATGATGACAGAAAAGCACTTAGGGAAACTCCTAAATTATTTGCAAATACATTTTCGAAGTTAGTTAAGACTGGCAAAACCAATGATTACATCATTATTGATTTTTGCGACAATTTTCCCAAGTTGGCTCAAAGAATATTCGAAAAACTGGAAATTGTTTTTGGCTCTTGGGAATCTGTTGCCAATCGATGCAAAATAATATCATTTACCAAAAATGACAATTATAAAGATGAACTTACGTCATGGTCAGAAGACTATGATGTGCCTGTATGTTTCGTTTCGGCATCTTTCTCAGAGTTTTTACAACATATCAAAGAAATACGTGACAATGTAACAATGGTCTCTAGTAAGAGGTTGCTGATTCACAATAATAAGTTAGATTTGTCAGAATCTATTGAAAGATACAAAGCTTCTGGCATAGAATTTTATGGACCAACGAAAAATACCGCAGAAGAAAGACCATGGGACTTTTATTCTGGAGCAGAAATCACGTGGGAAGAATTAGATAAGCAACATGATGTCATTCGAGATATTTATCGTAATGTTAAACTCAGAGTCTCTGAAATTATCAGAACCACAAGACGTACTCAAATATACACTTTGCGACATAGACCAGGCAGTGGTGCAACCACATTAGCAAGAAGGCTTGCCTTTGATATTCGAAAAGAAGATGAGATTGGTGCAATCTCTTGTACCGTCATTGATATAAAAAACTGTAGTAATATAAAACTTACAGAACAGTATCTTTGTCAGCTCTCAGAACAAACAGAAAATACGGTCATTCTTGCCATTGTTGAATCAAAGCATGTTGCCAAAGACAAATTCGAGAATCTTGTCAAACGAATGTCTGATGCGGCAAAGAAGGTTCTTTTCTTTTACATAGAACCTTACACAAGACGATACCATACCCAGAAAGAGAATGTCATACTTCTTGATTCGTATTTAAAAACGGAGGAACTGCAAAGATTCGTGGAAAAGTACACAACACAAGGTCTTGAACATTCTATCCTTGAAGGAGCTCTGAAAAATCAAAAAATTCTAGAAGTAGTAGATTTCCCATTAATGCTCAAGGACAAAGAAACGAGTACGAATCTTTCTACATACGTGAGCGAGTGGATGGACGAACTTCCAGAAAATCTCCGCAAGTTTTGCGCATATGTAGGATTCGTTTTTAAATATTCGGATTTGGGGGTAAATCAAACAATTCTAAAATCCCTCTGGAAAGATGAATTCCACCAATCACTTCGTTCCTACACTTTTGAGCAACAACATGCCATTTCTAAGTTGTTAATTGAGGAGATGAATGACGATGGAACAGGCAAAGGTATATGGCGTCCTAGATATAACAGATTCTCCGAGTTTATCTTGGAAGCATACAAGACCAATTGGGAACTTGGTCTTTCTGAGATCGCAAAAGATTTTATATCCCTCTGCCAAAATGCCGGTGAACTTGGTTCTGATGATAGAGATATGCTTTATAGCGTCTTTATAATCAGAAAGAATGCTGATTACCGAGCTATTGAAGATAGTAGAGATAATATCAAGAATAAATTTTCTTTGTTGATTAAGGATCTTGATGACATAGAAAGAGCCGAGTCTTTATTCAAAACACTTGTGGATGCATTTCCCGAGGATGCAATTTTCAGAGGACACTTTGCTAGGTTTCTTTACGAAAAAGCATCTATGCTAAAGGGGATAGAAATTGATGACCGCTTATTCTCTGACGCTCAAGATAATCTCAACATGGCATTTGACTTAAATTCTAATGATGCAGATCTATTCCACATGCAGGGAATGTTGTTGAGAAGAAAAATTAGCGCCTTGTCTAAGTCATTTACAAGAGATATGCTGACTAACCCTGAGGATGTAAACCTTCAAGATGCTGAAGATTGTTTACATGAATGGACTCAAGATGCTTATGAAGCATTTGAACAAAGTATTCAAATCAGTCCTGCTAGTCCTTATGGTTATGCAGCAGAGAGTCAATTGTTTAAGGAAAGTATAACTCTTGGACAAAAGATTATAGGTTGTAACGACTACTCCTTCTGTGAAACAAACTCAATATATTCTGATTATGCGGAGAAACTAGGTAATGTGTTGGATCTATTTGAACAAATCTGTTACGCATTTAAGAATGAAGGTTTGAGCCAAATCATGAACTCATATCCTATTTATGAATCTGTTCGAGCTTTCCATCAGAATATTGTAGGTTTAAACGCAGAATCGATTCAACGCTATCGCACTATGTATAATAGCGCAACAAAGGAGAACAAGTCTCTTTATGGCAATTTGCTTGTAAAGTCTATCGTTTACAGCAAGAAGTCCTCAAAGGATACACGACGAGCCTATTCTAATCTGACAAAATCAGAAAGGATGGAGATAGAAGAAGTGCTGGAGCACCAAAAGAATCAAGGGGACGTTAAAAGTTATGAAACTTTGTTCCTCTTAAAACTCTATGGTCCTGACGAATTCTCAATAGATGAAGCAATAGACTTATTAAAAGAATGGGAACATCAATTTTCTAGCGGCAACCAAATTGGTTGGGGGTATTTGAATGCATGTTTCTATTTGGCTGTGTGTTATAGCGCAAAATCCATATTGGCAGGAGTTCCAAATAAGGAATTGTCACAATTGGCAATGACATATTTCCACAAGTCGGAGGATTTCGCCAAGAGATTTGATAAAGGAACGGTTCAGCCGCTATGTTATCTAGGTGAGAAAGAAGACATCCACTGTATAGTTGACAAGAATCGAAAAGATACAGATGCTTGCACCGTTACGGGTGTAATTCAACACGTTAATAACAACAAAGGAATCCTGAAAATGCTATGCGGAATAGATGTTTCATTTAAAGCCAATAGATTTGATAAGTTCCATGCAGAAGGTCAAACTCTAAGAGGAGTATTAGGCTTTTCATATAGTGGTCCTGGATTATATGATTTCCGTCCAGATATAGACGATGAACTAACAGGATTGTACATGGATGTACAGGACGAAAAAGAAATTTCTTTTGATGAGCTCGCAGAGTCTTATGTTCCTACCGAGGATTTGGTTGAAGAAAAACATCCAGAAGCAGAACCAACAGAAGCACCCCAAAGTGGCATTAAGCAAGTCGGTTATATTGATCCTGCTAAATTCCCTACATCTCGCAAGTCCAACCCTACCAATAAAGAGACAAAAAAGAACAAACTTGTTGACGGAGTTGACTATGAAGGTATCATTATAATTGATGGCGGATACAAGAAAATAAAGTGCGATATCTATCCATATCCATTGAAAATAGAGGACAGAAATACAGATTACTATGAAGATGAGATTGTATTTTTCACCGCAAAGTCAAGACCTAATGATAGAGATGCCAACAAAACATTTTGGTATGCAACCAATGTTAGACTAAAGGAAGATTA